GGCGCAAAGCGTGTTTTCTTCGAAATGGCCGTCGCGATGCGATACGATGCAGGTAACGGTTACCGGCTCGTTGGGGTTGGAAGTGGTGCGGTAGCGGTAGGAGAGGCCATGCTTCGCCAGGATCGGGCTGACGACGCGGGCGATCTCGCCCAGGTCCTCATAGCGGTAGTTCGTCCGGCCCTTCGCTGAAGTGAAATCGACTTCCCGGTTCTTGGTGATGACGGGGATTTCTGCCTTTGCCGCTGCCATCGCATTGTCAAATGCCTTGCGGTTCTGGTTTGTTTCCCAGCGCTCCTGCAGCGTCATCAGCTTCTCGATCATGTCGATGCCGGCGCCGGACTGGATAGCCCGGTCAAGCATCTCCATGGGGGTGATGACGGCGAGCGCGCGCGGCTCGGGCTGCTGTTCGATCTTCTCGACTGCGTTCATAGGAGGCATCCAATCAAAAATGAGCCGATAAATGTGACGGCAAGTCCGATAAGAAAATCACGCATTTACCCATCTCCTCGTTCACGCAACGCAACTGCTCTTCAAACTCGTAGTCGGCGCGGATCTCATCGATCCGCTTGATCCGTTCAGCGGGCGCGAGCGGCCAGAGAAGCTGCCAATGGGCGAGCAGAACGTCCGCGAATTGCTGGCTGGTCATCACGACACCATCTCGATCGCGCGGCGCCGGTCAGCCATCACAGCCGCTTTTTCTTCGCCGCTGATCGGGGTCCGATACGAGTCCATGAGCAGCAAAGCTGCCGTCTTGAACTCGTCGGTAACGTCCCGGTCAGTCCCGACTTCGATGATGCTGGAAACCGTGAAGCGTTCGCCGGTCATCAGGTTGCCCCACTCGCCGGCAGCAAGATCGCGGATCGTTGCTTCGCGGCCCATGTCCTGCAGATTGCGTTCTGCGACGTAGGGTTCACGAGTTCCGCAAATCACGATGTAGATGTTGCTCATTGCTTGCTCCCCGATCTGATGAGAGCAATCTAGGACAATCCGTCCTTACCGTCAAGGACTATTTGTCCTAAGTTGAAAAATATTTTACCGAACGCAAAAAAGCCCCCGCGCCAGAATGGGGCGGAGGCTTCGGGAAAAGGCTGCAAATAAGCTATGCAGCGCGGCTGGAACGCGCTCGCTTTGGTTTCCGGACGGGCGCCGGCTCTTCCTGCTCGGCGACGTGGAGCGGCTTAATGGGCTTCTGCCCTCGACCCGTCAAAAGCCAGTCCGGCTCTATCCTGGTAATGATGCAAAACCGGCCTATCAGATGGTGCGGGAGAAGACTGCGGCTTTCGTACTGCTTGTACTTGTCTTGCGGCATTCCGAGGGATTCGGCGATCTGCCATTGCTTCATGCCAGTAGCGATCCTCGCGGATTTCACGCGACTGATAAACGTCTGTTTGTATTGAGTTTCTGTCTCGGTATCGGCCATCTGGACAGTATGTCCTAAAGACAATTTTTCGTCTAAGGACAGAATGGCCTTGCGTTTAAGGACCGTTTGTCCTATAACGTGAGGCATGGCTTCGCAAATCAACACGTTCCGCTCGCTGATTGAACTCTGGCCCTCCCGAGAGGCGATGGCCTCGGAGATCAGCGCAAAACCTTCTGCGGTATCGAAGTGGTGGCAGCGCGACAGCGTGCCGGCCGAATGGTGGTCGCCGATCCTGGCAAGCGGCACGGCGACGAGCGCGGCAGTCAAGGCCGAAACACTCATTGCGCTGGCAGCTCGGAAGCCTGAGGCGGCGGACCTTGACGAGGCCCGCGCATGACGCGGGAATCGTACAACCGATCCCATGATGGGTACTCCCGGCAACGGGTAAGCACCTATCATTGCACTGTCGTGTACTCGACACAAACATTTTCAACTTCGCGTAATCAATATTTTGTCGCACGCGAAAACTCTGCGCCCCGCGCAAAACCGATTCCAACCTTTGACGCAAATCAAAGGGCCAGCATTTCTTACCCGATGAACGAAAGTTCATTCATCAATCCCCAATTCGCTGTGATGACACCTCACAGTGAATGCGCGCTCGCCACTGCGATGTCCCCTCCCTCCCGGCATGTGGCGAGCGCCAGCAATTCGAGGCCCTCATGAGCGGCGGCAACGTCAGCAAGGGCATGATGTGCGCCGTTGAGCGTCAGCTTTCGGAAGAGGGCAAGACGCCGAAGCAACTGCATGAAGCCTTGGACCTCTGGTCACTTATGAGCGTGCGCAATGCTCTGCGCCAGCTTGTTGAAGAAGGTAGGGCTTCGTTTACCGGCAGCCACTGCAATCGTCTTTATCGCAAGGTGCAGCAATGACACATTGGAGAACGAGCCGAGCAACCCCTGGGGGCGTGAGGCAGTTGCCCGGCTCTCCACATCGCGCAGCGAGCCCGCGCGAATTTAATTCACTTCCTCCGCTTCCCCATAGCTCGGTCCTCGAACCTGTCGAGTTCTCTGAGCCGCAAATTCACAAATTTCAGGCGTTCGAGAGTGCTCTTCTCAGCGTCCTCACTGGTATCGCGCTCCTGTGTGCCGGATTCCTTCTTTTCTGTGAGACCTGATCCATGATCACGGCTGAAGAACTCCGCGAAAAGCTGCTCTATCGTCCTGATACCGGCATCTTCACTTGGCGCGTTGCTTGCCATTGGAAGAAGTACGCTGTCGGAGACGTCGCCGGGTGCGGCGACGGTACAGGTAGGATTCGTATTCAAATTAACGGCCGTGGGTATCGCGCTCATCGTCTCGCGTGGCTCTATGTTCATGGGTCTTGGCCTGTTCATCTCATCGATCATGTTAACGGAGACCCCTCCGACAACAGGCTCACCAATATTCGGGAGGCTTCTTCCCTTCAGAACCAAGCTAACAAGAGGCTCCCTCGCTTGCCTAAGTCTGGCTTCATCGGCGTTTTCAAAAATCGCCCCGACAGGACTTGGAAGGCGAGGATCAGGGTGAATGGAAAAATTACTTACCTTGGAAGTTTTGCCACTCCCGAGGATGCATCCGCCGCCTACCTCCTTGCTCATCAAGGGCTCCACAAAGAATTTTCTAGCATCCGAATTAAGGAACAGCTTGGCAGTGACCGCGCCAACGGTCTGCCAAGTATCTGAATCGTCGTTGTCGTTGTCCGCCTTCTTCATGTCCGAGACAAAAACATGAAGGAGTTTGCAAGTGCGAAAAAAGGGTTTGCCGATGTCTGACGCTGCGTATCTGGATCAGGCCGCTGCGTGGTCGAAAGACCTCACGCGCATGAAGGCGCGAGGGCCGGGCGACACCGAGAACGCAATGCGCCAGATCGAGCGTGAATACGGAATTGATTACGGGTTCCTGTGGTCGCTTCGTTATCGCCGGGAGCGGTTAAGGACAATCAGCATCTCGGTCTACGAGGGCATCAGGGCGGCTTATCGCGAAGAATGCGCGCGGCAAATGCGAAAGCTGGAAAATGAAATCAAACGAACCGAGGAAATCGCCGGGTCTGATAGCGCTGCTGTTCGCAAGGCTAAGACTTTGGTGGGAGAGGGTTAGACGATGACAGCGCCCCTCCCAAATCCATTTATTTCCGCCACCCCACCGGCGGAATCGCTAGCCGTCGCGCCATCGGACGCCTGCATGGCAGCGACGGCAAGTGTCGATTACGACGCGCTGTGGCCACCCGAGCCGCTGCCGTTATTCATCCGCACGCAAAGCGATACGCTCAAGCGTTTGCTTTTTGAACTGAGCAAGTAACCAGGGAGGAAGTAAGTGGGCAGGATATCACTGAAGTCAGACTGCGACGAATTGGGAACCTACATCCACAAACGCAATATCGTTTGCTCCCGCAATTTACTGGAGGCGCTGACAGCCAATCATGGGGTTCCAGAAGATGTTCAGGACAACGAGCCCGAGCCTGTCGCAGAACCCGAGCCACCAGCTCCTGAAATAGTCCTGATCCCATCCAACAAGATCGAACTTATCAAGCGATCGATCTGCAAGCACTACGGCCTGACAAGGGCAAATATCGAATCCGCAAGCCGCAAGAGCGTCGTGGTTCGCCCGCGCCAGATCGCCATGTATCTTGCCCGCAAGCATACTGACCACTCCTATCCGGAAATTGGCCGGCGCTTCGGGGGCAGGGACCACACAACTATTCTGCACGCCTTTCACAAGATCGAGGGATTGATTGCGCGCGATGCCGCCATGGCTGCAACGGTCGCTGATCTGGAGGCGGCCATATCATGAACCCGAATCTTCATGACGTCATCATTGACAGAAATCCACTTCAGAAAGCCATCCGTGTGGAAACCTTGCGCGCCGAGCTGAATGACCTCGGCTTTACCGTGGTCAGCACCGAATGGTTGCAGAAGAAGCTGGTGGCCGAGAAAATCCACGGTCGCAAACTGGAGGGAGTGCAATGAAAATCCCCGTCCGTGCCCTTCTCAAAGCCCGCCGGCAAGCCCTTCGCAAGGCCAGCCCGAGAGTACGAGACGCCGCCCGGCACAAGGTGAAGGTGCTGGAGCTTGTCCAGGTTCTGCGCAGGAAGCAAAGGAGGATAGCATGAGAAATCTTACTGTTGTCGATCCCGTTTTGGAGCGGGCTGAGATGAATACGGCGCCCGGCATGGCTCATTGGGCCGGCAGCGGCCCCGAAGGTTCCGTGTGCGGTAAGTGCCGATCGTTTGGCTATGAATTCGTCAAGCCGAACGGAGATCATTCCTTCAAGCGGTCGGCCTGCGGGAAATTTTACACGATGACCCACCGTAACGGCGGCTCGCTCGACGAGCGCCAGTCGGGTTGCAAGTACTTCGAGAAGACCCCGCAAGCATGATCGCAAAGCTCGCCTATCTCACCAGCCCGGCTCCCGGCCGCTACATGCTGAACTTCCAGTCCTTCGGCTCGAATGACCTGATCAGCATCGAGGTCGGGCCAGATCAGATGCGTAACATCCTTACGGACGGGGTTGCGCTCATGTTGCGTCAGTCATTCCACCGCGTTCCACTAACTCAAACCGAGAGCGCAGAAGCATGAGCGAACCGACGATAGGCGACAACAGCCAGCTCAAATCGATTGTAGAGCGCGTGGAGCGCGAGGAGACGGCAAAGGCTGAGATTGCCGAGGGGATCAAGGAAATCTACCAGGAGGCAAAATCTAACGGCCTGTGCGTCAAGACAGTGCGGAAGATCGTCGCCATCCGCCGGCAGGACCAAAACAAGCGTGCGGAGGCTGAGGCTATCCTAGCAACCTACATGACCGCCTTGGGAATGTTCTGATGGGATATATGAGCGACACCGTTTGCTTGCCCGTCGAGGTGTTCGAAGGCGCGGGTGGCGATCTGATCATTCTACAGGAATTTCCCGGACTGCACGGGGAAGCCTTCGTTCGCGTGTTCATCAACATGGATGAAGCCGAGAAACTCTGTTCGGAGATCATGAGTGTGGCGAGGCAAGCCAGATCGAAATGAAAACACCGATTGCAAACATGATTGCGGACATGCACGGCAAGGGAATTCCGGTGGAATTGATTGTCAGCGCGGTTGCGACACTCGAAGAGGCGATGGCGGCGAGGGCCGTTTCCACCGGAATTCCGGTGGACACTTCGATGATGGAAAAGCGCCGCGCGTGGGACCGAGAACGTAAGCGAAAACAAGCGGCGGCCAAAAATTCCGGTGGAATTCCACCCGACCATTCCACCGGAATTCCACCGGAAACTCCCTGTATTATAAGGGAAAAGAAAGAAGATGCTATCCAGTTAGAAGTTAAGGAAAAGAAAGAAAGTAAGAGGATTGCGCGCGGAACACGAATTCCACCGGAATTTGCGATCGATGACGATGATCGAAAATTCGCGGCTGCCCTCGGAATTCCACCGGAAACCGTAGAGGCCGAAACGCCGGCCTTCATCGATTACTGGTCTGGCGTGTCTGGCTCCAAGGGCATCAAGCTTAGTTGGAAGGGAACGTGGCGCAATCGCATGCGCGACATCAAGAAATACATGCCGACCTCGCGCGGCAATGTGCGTGTCACGAGTGAGTTTCAGCGTTCGAGAAACGAAACCAAGGACATCCTGAATGACCTCGACAATTTCGCAGCAGGCCGCAGCGGCGGCAGCCAAGCAAATCCTAGGCTTTTATCCGGAGATACCGGCCAGCGACCCGAAGGGATTCGTGGCGGGGTTGGTGGCGACGTTATCGATCTTCCCGCAAGCGGTTATCGATCGCGCGGTTGATCCGGTCGAGGGCCTGCCTGGGAAAATCACGTATCTCAATCTCGCGCAGATGCGTAAGCATTTGGATGCTTGGGCCGATGAATACTATGAGCGCGAGCAGCGCCGGGAGCGTGCAAGCCGTATGGCTTTGGATGCGCCGCCAATAGACCCCCAGATGCAAAAGCGGGTCTCTGATGGCTTTGAAAAGCTGGTTTCGCAGCTCAAGCGCGGCATCGGCCCGTCAACGCAGACCGAATAGGACTGAGAGACTACCGCGCCGGCAAGATCAATCCGAAACCCGAGGGAAGCTAACCCGCTTCAATTCCGAAGCGGCCAACCGAGAAGGAAACCAGTATGGAACCGCTGAATGCCGCGAACTACGGAAATAGAGCCATTGGATCGATGCAGGGAGGGCAAATCAGCGCCGCGCAGGTGCCAAAGCAGCAGCCTACTGTTGCCAGCGCGCTTGGCCGTATGGATCATCTGAATGATCGCTTGGCGGGCATCTCTGGGCAACTAGCGGCGATTGCGAATGCGGTCGGCAGCCCATATCCGGCCAATTCCGTTCCGGGCGAAACACCACAGCCGAATGGCATGGTCTATCGCCTGAACGACAGCGCGGACAATGCGCACCGACAAGCGGGCGAGATCGAAGAACTGATCGGCGCCATTTCCCGCGCTCTTGGCTGAAGGCGAGGCGTCGGCACTGCGGGGTGACCGATAGGTGCCGACGCGCATTCTCTGGCTCGGTGAAACGAAGGGAAGCTAACATGATGGGGCAAGCAGTGAAGAACATCCGCCGCACAGGAATACCAGCCAGCAAGGGCGGGAAGCCGAACCCGGGGTATCCGCGGCACCTGATCGAGGTCGACGATCCATATGGGCTGGAACCCGGCGCCAAGACGATTGCCGAACGGAACATCAAAAACGATCCGCTGGCCAACCTGCACGCGAGAAAGCAAATCGACGAAGCACAGTACCACGCCGGGAGAGCTTTCCAGAACGATTTCGAAACCATCCAGGGGCAGCAACAGGCCTGCGATCCGTCCCAACCGTATGTTGACCAGAGCTTTCGCCACAGAGGCATGTCTGAGGCCTACAGCAAGTCATTCGCGCGTTTAAACGAGGCCCATGTCAAGTTGGGGGCCATCGGGTCTCCGATCGTCCACGGCGTTCTAATCGACGGTAAGACCATGGAGCAGATAGCCCGTGATCGAGGATTATCTGGCGAGCGCTGGAACAAATACTATGGCGTGCTCTTCCGGCAGTGCTTGGACTGCCTCGCACTGGTCTACGGATTTGCTATGGACAAGCGATGAAGGTCATTGACTGGTCCGGCAAATCACCCATAAATGGGCACTGTCGCAAGTGATTTGCGCAACTCGCCCGCCCGGAGAAATCCGCGGCGGGTTTTTCATTGGAACCACGATGCGAGAGCGACGATGGTAGCACTGACCAACCCCAAGCATGAGCGGTTTGCTCAAGCCCTGGCGAAGGGACAGTCAGCAAGCGAGGCTTACATAACTGCCGGCTATAAGGAAAGCCGTTCTGCTGCATCGCGCCTGTCAACAAATGTGAACGTTGTGACAAGGGTCGCTGAATTGCAGGACCGTGGCGCGCAAAGAGCCGAGATTACGATCGAGAGCCTTATCCGAGAGGCCGGCGAAATCCAACTCGCAGCCATGGCAGACAAGCAGCATTCAGCGGCAACTGCGGCTCTAACTGCCAAGGCAAAACTCGCTGGCCTATGGATTGACCGCTCCGAAACCGAGAATGTGAACACCAATTATGTCGTCTCAGGCGAGCCCGTCGATGACGTCGAGGAGTGGGAAGCCGAGCACGCTCCGAAACACTAAGCTTGCGTGGTCGCCTCAAGCGGGACCACAGACCGCCCTCGTTAAATGCCCGGCCGATGAGATATTCTATGGCGGCGCACGAGGGGGCGGTAAGACTGACGGGATGCTTGGCAAGTTTGCTATCAAGGCATCTCGATACGGCGAGCATTGCGTTGGGGTGTTCTTCCGCCGTACCCGCGAGGATCTGAAGGAGGCTGTCGAGCGCTCCAGGCAGATTTACGGTCCAATCGGGGCGACCTACAGCGAGCAGAAGAAGTGGTGGACGTTCCCGAACAAGGCCCGGCTCAAGTTCGAGTACCTCGACAAGGACGCTGACGCGGACAACTACCAGGGCCACAATTACACGGACGTGTTCTTTGAGGAGTTGACGCATTGGGCAGATCCGACCCCAGTCAATAAGCTCAGGGCCACGCTGCGATCGGCAATTGGTGTTCCGTGCCAGTTTCATGCAACGGGGAATCCAGGTGGTCCCGGTCATCAGTGGGTCAAAGCTCGTTACATCACGCCAGCGCCGCAAGGCTGGAGTTTGATGTGGGAGGATTTCACGAATCCCTTCACGGGTGAAGTGGTTCGCAAGAACCGGGTATTCATCCCGTCGAAGCTGAGCGACAATCATTATCTTGGCTCTGGCTACGTTGCGAATCTCTATCAGTCTGGATCGAAGGAGCTAGTCAGGGCCTGGCTTAAGGGTGATTGGGACATTGTTGAGGGAGCGTTCTTCGATTGCTGGAACGCAGCCAAGCATATTGTCAGGCCGTTTGAGATACCGGAAGACTGGACGCGGTTTCGGTCTGGTGACTGGGGTTCTGCCAAACCGTTCTCGTTCGGTTGGTGGGCTGTTGTAGGCGACAAGTTCAAGCTGGAGAGCGGTCTCTGGCTCCCGCGTGGTTGTATTGTTCGGTATCGCGAGTGGTACGGAATGCAGCCGGGGAAGCCGAATGTCGGGCTTAAGATGCACGCTGACAAGGTGGGCGAACATCTGGCCCTATTGGAAGCTTCCGATCCTAAGCTTGTTGGTGGTGTTCTTGATCCTGCGGCTTTCAGTGAGGATGGCGGCCCGCCGATATCGGAGCGGATCAACGCCCCGCTGATCAAGGCCAAGCTGGTTCCGTTCCGTCATGCGGACAACAAGCGCGTTCCGGGCCGCGGCGCAATGGGTGGCTGGGATCAGGTTAGAGGTCGGCTTGAGGGTGATGACGATGGATTGCCGATGCTGGTCGTATTCTCGACCTGCGTTGACCTGATCCGGACATTGCCAGCGCTGCAGCATGATCCGCTTAAATCGGAAGACGTAGACAGCGACATGGAAGACCACGCGCCGGACGAAACCCGTTACGCCTGCATGTCGCGGCCATGGATTCGGAAGAAGCTTGAGGGTGAGAAGCCCAAGAACGCCACCGGCTACAAGCGCGTCGACACCAGCAAAACAGATTCATTCAAGGCGTATTGATGCAGCAAATGATTGCGCGATCCCCGAGCGAGCCCATGGCCGCCGGCAGCGGAACCGCGTCTGCCGATGGCGATAAGGACAAATATCTCTCGGTCGATAAGCTGAAGAAGCAGTACTACGATTACCTCGGGGCAAAGACCTCTGAGGTCGAGGAAGCCCGGCAGGCCCGGCATTACTACCACGGTGACCAGTGGACCGAGCAGGAAATAGCCGTCCTGCAGCGCCGCAAGCAGCCGGTGGTTACCTCGAACCGGATCGAGCGCAAGATCAACGCGGTTGTCGGCATTGTCGAGAAGCTGCGGCAGGACCCCAAGGCTTATGCTCGCACCCCGGAACATGAGCAGGGCGCCGACGTCGCCACCGCGGTCATGCGGTATTGCCTCGACACCAATGACTGGAAGAGCAAGTCCACCCGCAACGCCCGGCTGGGAGCCATTGACGGCATCGCGGGCGTTGAATTTGATCTTGAACTTGGCGATCAGGGCGATCCTGATCTGGGTATTCATATCGTCTATGCTGACTCGTTCTTCTATGATCCGCGGTCGTTTGACGAGGGTTTTACTGATGCTCGTTACATGGGCATCGCGAAGTGGATCGACGTCGACCAAGCCAAGGAACTGATCCCGAGCAAAGCTGACGAAATCGACGACCTGATGGAAGAGGGGTCGGACATCACCTCGGCCGCAGATCAGGATCGCGAGCGGGTCTGGGTAAATACCTCGCTCAAGCGGCTACGGCTGGTCGATCACTGGTATATCCACAAGGGCAAATGGTGCTGGACGCTGTACATCGGAAATACGGTCATGATGCAGGGCGAAAGCCCGTTCCATGACGAGAAGGGCAAGACCTTCCCGCGGTTCCGGATGTTCTCGGCGAATGTTGATCATGATGGGGATCGTTACGGTTTCATTCGGAACCTGAAGAGCGCGCAGGACGAAATCAACATGCGCCGGTCCAAGGCGCTGCATCTGCTCAATACGCGTCGGCTGATCTTCGAAAAGGGCGCCATTGACGATATGGAAGTGACCCGCCGAGAGGCGGCCAAGCCGGATGGGATGATCGAGAAGAACCCCGGCATGGAGCTGGAGTTTGACGACTCCGCGAAATACAACGACATGAAGGGCCAACTGGAGATGCTCCAGGAGGCCAAGGGCGAGATCGAGAACTTTGGTCCAAACCCGGCCCTGATCGGTCAGGGGCTCGAGGATTCTTCCGGTCGCGCCATTGCATTGCTTCAGCAGGCCGGCATGGCTGAACTCGGTCCTTATTTGTCTTCGTTCAAGAACTGGAAGATACGGGTTTACCGCGACATCTGGAATATCATCACGGAGCACTGGAAGGCCGAGCGCTGGATCCGGGTTACCGATGACCAGAACGTGGCGCAGTTCTTCCAGATCAACAAGTTGGATACGGATCAGTACGGCCGGCCGGCGATCGTGAACGCGATCGGTTCGATGGACGTGGACTTCATCATCGATGAGGGCCCGGATACCATCAACATGCAAGCGGATGCCGCGGCTACGTTGCAGGCGCTCGGCCCGCAGTTCGCCCAGCAGTTCCCGGAGATCGCGCTTGAATTGTCTCCGATGGAGTCTGTGGTCAAGACCAAGATGCTGAAGAAGATCGAGGCTGCGAAAGCAGCTCCGCCGCCGCCTGATCCGAAGGTGCTGGCGATGCAGGCGCAGGCCCAGCTCGAGCAGCAGAAGGCCGTACAGGACGCGCAGCAGAAGCAGGCAGAGTTTGTAGCCGAGCAGCAGCGGATGGCCCAGAAGGCCGCGTTCGAGCGTGAGCAGGCAACCGAGCAGGCCGCGTTCGATTGGCGGCTGAAGGAAGCGCAGTTCTCGCAGGACGCCGAGATTGAGCGCCGCCGGGCTGCGAACCAGATGGAAATTGAACGGATCAAGGCTGCCGCTGGCATCGAGGCCGCGAGGGAAAAGGGCGAAGTCGACGCGGAGATTGCGCGCACCAAGGCTGCGCAGAAGCCAGCGAAGACAGAGGCTTAAGACTTCTGTTTCATGCTTTCCAGTATTTGCCGGATCTGCTCTTCGGTGAATGCTGGCGTCTTCGATTTCTCGCCTTTGCGGGTAGCGTCAATAGCTCGCTTCCATATGTAAACCGATTCCATGAAGTCCATCTGCCGCTCCCGTAGGGTTGAGCGCAAATCCTATCACACTAATCGTTCGCCTGCACGATAAAGGGCAAGACTATCCGCAAGCCTGAGCGACATCAGGCGCAACGTGATCGCACGAAACGCGAAAGGGTGAGTTATGCCAACCGAAGCAATTGACGTAGGAGTGAGTGACCAGGAACTGTTCAACGAGGCCAATATGGACGAAGTGCCGGCCGAAGAGGTCGTTGCTGAAGTCCCTGAAGCCATAGTTGAGCAGGAACAACCCCGCGACGAAGCCGGGCGCTTTGCTGCTTTATCGCAGATAGAGCAACTGGCCGAAGTTGCTGCTGAGAAACCGCCGGCACCCCCGCCGGTTGACGACAACGCAGCAATGATTCCGTCGTTCCGTCTCAAACAAGAGGCGGATGCACGAAGGCAACTCGAAACCGACCTCGCTAACGAGCGCGCCGAAAGGGCCGCTTTGAGGCAGCGGTTGGAGGCTCTGGAACGTCCAACTCCAAAGGCCGAGCCAGTTAAAGTCGAGAAGCCCGACCCGCTCCTGGACCCCGAAGGCTACGAGAAGTACCTCGAAACCAAGTTCGAGGAGAAGCTGCTCAACAACCATCGGGAATCGTCACTCGCACAGGCTCACCGCACCTACAAGACAGAGTTCGAAGAGGCTTACGCGGCTGCACAGAAGGTTGTCGATCCCGCTCTCAGGGCTCGCATGCAGAACTCGCGTGACCCCGGCGAAACCCTGATCGAGTGGCACCGTGAGCAGAAGGTCAGGGCTGAAGTAGGCAACGATCCCAACGCATTCTTTGAAAAACGCTTCGAGGCGTATCTCGCGGACCCGGCCAACCAGGCCAAGGTTCTAGAACGCATTCGCGGCGCGGCACAACAGCAACCCGGCGCGACCCGACAGGCGTCAGCCACAAGCCTCCCGCCATCCCTGACCCGAGCCACCACCGCCACGACTGTTACCGCGGACGATGATGACATTTCGGATGAGGGCCTCTGGCGGTCTGCCAACGCTTAAAACCCGCCGTAATCCTGATGACCGACCCGCCGTGATGGCGGGTTTTTTATTGGGCTGACGGCTTCAGCAAAGGACACAAGCCGTCATGGCTCTCACGACCATCCAGACCAACAACAAACTCATCAAGTTCACCAAGCAGGTGAACCGTGAGTGGGTTCGCGAAAACCTCTTCGCCCCCTACATGGGCGAGGACATCACCGCCATCATCCGCAAGCGCATGGACCTGACGTCCGGCGGCGAGCAGATGAACATCCCGCTGGTTGCTCGCCTCGGCGCTACCGCGGTCGGTTCCGGCGCACTGGCCGGCAACGAAGAGTCGATCGACAACTACGGAATGCGGGTCTGGATCGACTGGGCTCGTAACGCGATCAAGACCAACAAGGCCGAGAAGCACAAGGACTCGGCGGCGATCTTCGACGTGGCCCGCCCGCTCCTGTCGGATTGGCTCAAGGAACTGAACCGCGACGAGATCATCCAGGCGTTCTATGCGTTGCCGACCGAATCCGCACCCGCGGGCCTCGGCTCGGCCGCCGGCCAGCGCGTCAATGGTATTCTGTTCGACAGTGCAACTGCTGCCCAGCGCAATACCTGGGTCGTGGATAACGTCGATCGTGTTGCCTTCGGTGCCCTGAACTCGAACTACAGCGCGACCTTTGCCACGGCAACGGCCAACCTGGATTCGACCAACGACGTGTTCAACGCGGCCAATTTGCGCTTCCTCAAGCGGATCGCCCGCGCTGCCAACCCGAAGATCCGCCCCTTCAAGCTGAAGGACGGTCGGGAATACTTCGTGGCGTTCTCGGGGTCTCGTACCTTCCGCGACATGAAGGCCTCGCTGGACACCATCAACTCGAACGTCCGCCCGCGTGAAGGTGATGGTTTCAACAAGAACCCGATCTTCCAGGACGGCGACCTGATGTACGACGGCGTGATCATCCGGGAAGTCCCCGAGATCGATACCCAGGCGCCGACGTTCTACGCCACGGCGGGCTTCGGCGGCACCACTCCGGTTCGTCCGGTCTGGCTGTGCGGCCAATCGGCGATGGCCATGGCCTACGGCCAGATGGCCAAGCCCACGCAGCTCGACAACACCGACTACCAGTTCAACAACGGCGTTGGCATCGAAACGGCTTACGGCATCGCCAAGATGTTCAAGAAGACCACGGGCGGCCTGCTCAAGGAGTGGGGCATTGCCACGGGTTTCTACGCCGCTGTTGCTGACGCTTAATCGGAAAGGAAATACATCATGGCTACCTATCCTGCCCGCTCAAGCGGCGACCAGACCATCAACTACCTTCGCGCTCCGATCACGTTCGCGATGGGTAATAGCGGCATTGTCCAACTCGGCACGTTGCCGGCTGGCTGTGTCTTGCTGCGTGCCTATGTCGTTGTCACGACGGTATTCAACCCCGGCACCAACAACCTTGTTAAGGTCGGTATCGTCGGTTCTGACGCGAGCATTCTTTCGTCAGTCTCGCTGGCCACTGCGGGTGTCATCGCCGCGACCTCGGCGCTGGCCACGGCGGCGGCGGCTACGACCGCTCCCACGGTTGACACGCAGGTAATTGCGACGTCGCTGATGACCGGCACCGCCGCCACGGCGGGCGCTGGTTTCGTCGTCGTTGAATACGCACCGGTTGCTTAACAACTGCGGGGGCGGGTCATCTCGCCCCCGTTTTCATGGAAAGGGATGCAGATGACCAAACTTACATGGCTTGGCGAAGACGAACTCCACGGTGGCGGCGCTGGCCCGTCCTTCACGACAGCGTTTGGTGGGATCAAGTTCCCCAAGGGCGAGCCGGTTGAAGTGGCCGACGAGGCGATAGTTGCGAAGGCCCGCAACAATCAGTTCTTCGAGGTCGAGGCTGAGGATTGCGCCGAGGATGCCGACGAGCCGGATGGTCTCGATGACATGAAGATTGCCGAACTCCGCGAGATGGCTGAAGCTCGAGGCATCGATCATTCCGATATGAGCAAGGCCGACCTCCGCGACGTGCTCCGGGCTGGCAATGTCCAAAACGCGGGCTGAAATCCGCTTCAAGGCGCTCGCCATCCTCACCGGTGGCGACGTCGGGCAAGACCCGTCCGCCGAGGATGCGGAGGCGATTGACGTCTATATCGACAGCGAAGCGGCTGAGATCAACGCGGACGGCACCACCTATATTGGCGATGTCGACGCGTTGGAAGAAGAACTGTTCATGTCGTTCTCCAAGCTAGTCGCCAATGCGGCTGCGGATGAGTTCGGCGGCAAGTCGGACAGCGGCAGATCCAGGGAGTTGCGCAACCGTATCCGCGTGTTGGCCCGTCCGTCGCCCGGTTATGGTCCCCAGCAGGTGGAATACTTCTAGTGGCCCACATTCCGTTCCCCCTATCGTCTTCGCCGGGGGCAAGGGCACAGGAAGGAGCGGGGAGGCTTATCAACTGCTATGCGGAACCGCTTGGCAAGGTCATCGAGGCGGACAAGAAAACGGCCCCGCCGCCGGTGGTTTGGCGGAAGTGTCCGGGGCTTTCATTGTTCGGGGCGTCCGGGTCTCAAACCGGATTCCGCGGCGCGCTGCTCGTCGATAGCACGCTTTATGCGGCGTGGTCTGGCAAGGTCACAAGGTTCACGTCCGCCGGTGTCGAAACCGTTCTCACGGGCTCGCTGACGGGGACAGAGAAGGTCTTCTGGGCCCGCAACAACAAGACCACGCCTGATGTTGTGTGTGTCGCGCCCGGCACCGGTGCGTTTACGGTTACATCCTCGGCCGTGTCCAGTTTCGCGGACGTAGACGTTGGCGCCCCCAACAGCGTCAGCAATATGGATGGTTATTTTCTCTTCACTTATGGGGACGGAACGCTACAGGCTTCGGGCTTGAACGACGTCACGATCAACACGCTGGACAGGACAAAGGAGCAATCCAAGACCGGGGGATTGACACGCGGCCTGCCTTTTAACGGCCAGCATTATGCCATGGGGCCGACCTTCGGGGCGGTCTACAGCAATACCGCAAACCCGACCGGATACCCGTTCACGCGCTCCTATGTGCTGCAGCGGGGTCTTTTGAGCCCGTACGCGATCGCTGGTCACGAAGACGGATTTGGAACGTCATTGATCTGGGCGGCAGATGACAATTCGGTGGTGCAGGCCAACGGGACGCCAAACCCGGACAAGATTTCGCCGCCCGACCTCGACAGGCTGATTGCCGCGGTAGCGAACAAGACGACCCTGGAAGCCTTCGTCTATATCTCTCAAGGCCATCCGAAATGGGTCATCAAGTGCCCGACGTTCTGCTGGGAGTTCGATCTCGGTTCAAAGAAGTGGAACGAGCGCGCAAGCTATCTATCACCGACATGGCGCGCGGTTGCGAGTTGCTACGCCTTTGGCAAGTGGGTTGTTGGTGACGCAGCCCTCGGCAGGTTGCTCTTTGTCGATCAGTCGTCCTATGACGAGTACGGATCTCCGCTGGTGTTTCATATCGAAAGCGGCCCTGTTCAGCAGTTCCCGGCTCGAACAAGGGTCACGCGCGCTGACTTCAATTTCGTGACCGGCGTCGGCAACGCGGAGGGTGAAGACCCGACCGATACCGACCCGCAAGTGGGTATCTCCTGGACGCAGAACCTCGGCATCACATGGGGCAACGAGGTTATCCGCTCACTGGGGCGGCAAGCCACCCCCTCGCGGATCATGGTGCTGCGAACCGGCATGACCGGCAACCAAGGTAGGCGCTGGCGCTTGAAGGCGTCTGCCAACGTTCCTATTGAGTTCATGGGCGGCTCCCAGGAAATGACGTTGACGCGATGAAGCCATTCCCAGGCAAAGACGTCCCTGTGGTCGACACCAAGACGGGCATCATGAACCAGGTTTGGTACGACTATCTGAAGGAGCATCAGAAGCTTGTTCAGCTTCCTGACGTTTCAACGACCGCGCCGACGAATGGTCAGGTTTTGACGTACGTGGCGGCAACCCAGAAGTGGACACCGGCATAATGGGCCTCTTTGACATTTTCTCGAATGATAAGGCCGAGGAAGCTGCCGCCCAGCGCAATCAGGGCCTGCAGCAGGGTTATGAGGCGCTGACATCGGCCTACGGTCAGGGTCGCGATGCGATCAACACCGGCGCGAATACCGCGCAGGGCTACTATGCCCCGCTGATTGCAAAGTACGGAGCGGGCTCGAATGCCTACGGGGATGCGAGCGGCGCTAACGGCGCGGCTGGGTACGATCGGGCACGAACGAACTTCCAGACCAATCCCGGCTATCAGTTTCAGATGGATCAGGGCCTGCAGGCGCTCAATCGCACACATGCCGCAGCCGGCAACCTGAACAGCGGCAACGCGGATACAGACACCTTGAAATTCGCGACCGGCCTCGCGGACCAGTCCTACGGCAAGTATATGGCTGGCCTGCAGCCGTATCTCGGTGGAGAAGCCGGCGCGGTGGGTGGCGCGGCTGGCGTGGCCACCGGGCAGGGCGGCGCCCTCAACCAGTCCTATCAGGGCCAAGGCAACGCCGCGAATGCCAACTATACCGGGCAGGGCGCGTCTAACGCCGCGGCGACGATGAACGAGTACAACTC